GGCGACTATTCGCGCCAGCCCGGTTCTGGGCAAGGCCAAACAAGTGAAGCCCGCGATTAGGTTCGACCCCACCGACAAGCACGTCGAAACTGGGCGGCTCCTGATTCACGACCTCGCGCGCATTGTGCTGGACTCCGCCATCACGGCAGGCAAGTTCACGATCCGCCAGACGTACAACTGCGCCAAGCGTTACATCTGGTTGCCATGAGCCGCACGCCGATCCCCGGGGAGATCCGAGAAGGACTCAACTGGGCGTGGGTGCAATTAGGCGCTGCGATCGACGACGAGCATCGGCAGATCATCCTTCACTACATCGACCGGCTGTTGGACTGCGTAAAACCCGATTGACCTAAATAGGTGACCCCCTAGACATAGGTTCTGCCGGTATGTAATAATGATTCTACAAGGGAAAACCAACCACCAAGGAGCACACAATGAACGCCACCGCCGACATCGACCTCGACGCCCGCCCCAGCGAGTACGGCCTGAGCGTCAACGCAGCCATCGCCAACATGAAGAAGAACGGCCTCGCCAACCTGCTCGCGGGAACCCCCGCCTGGGAGCTGCCCTACTACGCAGCCGACGCGCACCGCGCCGTCGCCGAGGGCCGATCCTTCAAGACCCACGAAGCCATCGCCGCCTACGTCCTCGCCAAGTACGAAGCGTCGAACGCCCGCTGGCACGCCGCCTTCGACGCCTGGTACGCGACAGTCAGCGCCGACAACCTGACCGGAGACCCGGAACTCAAGAAAGCCTTCTGCGCCGTAGACCGCAGCCATAACGCCACCCGCTCAGCGATCACCCGCCAATTCGGCATCAAGTTCTAAGGAGCACACGATGACCACCACGGCAGCCGAACTGTCCACCGAGCTAGAGGACCTATCCGACAAGGAGATCCAGAAATGAGTACCCAACCAAACACAGCCCAAGCACTCTGGGATGCGCGCGACGAGTTGCAAGAGTTCGAGCAGCAGACCCAAGAGGATGGCTTCACGGTCGTTCTTGCAGGCGGCTTCATCGAGGTATTCGACTTCGGAGTCGATAGCATCACGATCACAACGTGGCAGGCCGGTCGTAAACCACCGCTCAACAAGACGGTAGTCGAGGTGTGGGACACAGTGACCGCCTCGTCCGCCATCGCCGTCGTTGTCCAGTCAGACGCAGCGGCTATCCGCCTTGCCCGCACGATCAAGCAGGCGACCTCATGAACCACTCACCAGAAGGCTGGATTGCAGAGCAGGACTCGCTCAAAGTCGAAGCCGCTATCGCAAAAATGTCCGAGCGCGAGCCGGAGTATGCCCGCACTTACGCGAACGGTGACCCGTACTTCGGGTTGTGGCTCCGGCTCGTCGATCAACATGCGGCCAAGTTAGTGCAAGTGGCAGCGACCGACCTATCCGACTGGATGAGCCACGATGCCTACGAGTCGGGAATGTCACCGCGGGAAGGAGCACTCGAAGCATTGTCCAACGATGATCTGTATGCGACACACCTCGACGAACTTGGCATCCGCTAGTTCGATCTATGCAATAATGATTAGACACCAACCACGAAGGAGCACGCCATGAGTAACGAAGCATTTGTCTCGCTCAACCTATTCCTCGGAGATAAGCAGCCGCGAATCACTGGTCCGATCGCTTACAGCGGACAGTTCGGCCCGCGAGTCTCGGTAAACATCGACGACTTCACGATCAACGCTTGCCACGCTGAGCACATGCGCGCGTTGTCCGAGTTGTTTGCCGACGCTGCCGATCATCTGGATGCCTGCATTGCAGAGCAGAAGTCAGTATTGGAGCGTGACCAGTGAACAAAGACCAGACGGACGCCCTCTCGGCAGTAGCCGAGTTGGGTCGTTCCGTGTCTACCCAAGAGTTGCATCTGCTGAGAACCAAGCGGGATCGCGACGTTGCCATTCGCCACGCGCTATCGCTAGGTGTCGCTGCGACTCGGATCGCTTCAGCCGCCCACCTCACCCGCGACATGATCTACAAACTGGCTCGGAGGCGCAGCGCATGACCTTTGGTAAACGCATTGTGTTGGGTCGAGTGTATTCCTGCACCTCGTACACGCAGCCTCACTCCGGCCACATCTGCATCACGGTCAATCACTACCGGACGACACCGCGGTGCGACACGTTTGTGTTCACCCGCATCGAGGACGCCCGCAAGTTCGCGGATCACCTCATTGCGCAGATCAAGGCATCGGACTGGGGAGTCGGAGAATGACCCAGTGCAACGATTCCGCCACGCCGAGTAGCCAAGATCCAGTCGGGAGCGCCGATGCACCCTAGCCTGATTGCGTGCCCATTGTGTACCGCATCGCCACAGCCGATGTTCTGGCTCTCATCACGCACGCCGCGTGTGCGACGCCAGACGCCGACCCAGCCAGGTTTGACGCCCACGCATGGACCGATGAAGCCCTCCGCACGATCGAACAGTTCTGCCACCACTGCCCCGCGCTCATCCCATGTGCAGGAGTTGTCATGGGACCGGCGCAGCATTCCGGTTACAGCGGGATCGCCTCGGGCAAGGTGTGGCGCAACGGCAAGCCCATCCGTAAACCAGCAAGGCGCAGACGCAAGAAACCAACCCAACCGAAGGAGTAAGTCATGACCGTAGTCACCGTCGAAGGACGAGTAGGGGGAGATCCTGACCTCCGCTTCATCTCCACTGGCAAAGCAGTCGCCTCGTTCAGCATCGTCTCCGACAGGCGTCGGAAGAACCCAACGACCGACGAGTGGGAGTCCACCGAGACGACATGGCGCAAGGTCACAGCCTGGGGCGACCTCGGGGAGAACTGTACGAACTCATTGCAGAAGGGTGATCTTGTCATTGTCATCGGTCGCGAGTACCTCGATGAGTGGCAGTCGAAAGACGGTAAGACCGGCGTCAGTCTTGTCATCGAGGCGTACAACGTCGGCCCCGCCCTGAAGCGATCGACGTGGAAGCAGGACCGCGCAGAACGAGTCGCAGTCTCAGCGGACGATCCCTGGAACACCTCCACCGACGAAGCCCCGTTCTAATGCAGTTCCTCGGAGTGTCGCTCGCCGTACTGCTCATCGGCATGTTCCTCGTCCTCGCCTTCCTCGACGAACATCGACAACGACCCAACTACCGCGAAGTCTGCAAGGATCTCGCGAAGGAACTCATGGAGCAGCGCGGTAAACGATGGGACGCAGAAGCCAGAGCCATCAGGCTGGAAGTGCGGAAGGAAAAGGCGGAGGCCCAACTGGTCGAAGTGTGGCGCGAATTAGCCGATCAGGAGATCCGACTAACCGACGCCGCTGTCCCTACCGTCCGACTCCCCAGTAGTTCTAGGACGCACGAGAACGCACCGACCCAGCAGAACGGGTAAGACTCCATACGATCACCCCCGACGCAACTTTGTAGGTCGAGAGAACGCCTTACGGACTGCAAGGAAGCCAACGAACGCTTCGTGAGGCAGTTAGACTCCGAACGGCGGCAGAACCACACGGAGGCAGGCACTCATGGATTTCAGTGAACTCGGCACATCTGGCCTCAAAAAGTCAGGCGGCATTATTGACGAAGAGTTCCTCCCGCTGCTCCGCGGTGACCAAGGCCGCAGGTTCGTCCGCGAGATGGCCGACAACTCCCCGATCGCCGGGGCGATTCTATTCGCGTTTGAGAAAGTGATCCTCAACCTCGACTGGCGTATTGACCCCGCGGACTGCGAGGACACCGAGCGCACAACTGCTGACGAGTATGCAGCGTTCGTGGAGGAATGCCGGTCGGACATGGCGCATTCCTGGGACTCCACCCTGTCGGAGATCTGCACTATGTTTGTCTATGGCTGGTCGTTCACCGAAGTCGTCTACAAACAACGCGGCGGCGCATCGGACGATCCGACGAAACATTCCAAGTACGCAGATGGCCGTATTGGATGGCGCAAGTGGGCGCCCCGCTCGCAAGACACGCTGCTGGAATGGATGTTCACGGAGAATGGCGACGTCGAGGGTCTGAAGCAACTGGACCCCTATGGCGGACATGGCGCAGTGGAGATCCCGCTCAGCAAAGCGCTGCTGTTTAAGACCACCTCAACCAAGACGAACCCGGAAGGCCGCAGTCTCTTGCGCTCCGGCGCACCATCCTGGTACATGCAGAAACGATTGCAGGAGATCGAAGCAGTCGGCGTGGAACGGGATCTCGCTGGACTCCCCGTCGCGTGGGTTCCGCAGGAGTGGATGCTCGACACCGCCTCCGACTCCGAAGTAGCGGCCCTCGCAGCGATCAAAGACATCGTGTCCAACGTCAAACGCAACGAGCAGGAAGGCATCGTCCTCCCAGCGGTTATCAACGGCGAGACCGGAACCATGGTTAAGACCGTGGACTTCCAACTACTCAGCAGTGGTGGCTCTCGCAATTTCGACACCGACAAGATCATTACGCGCTACGAGCAGCGGATTGCCATGTCCGTCCTCATGGACTTCCTCCTGTTGGGACACGAAGCAGTTGGGAGTAAGGCGCTTAGCGTCTCGAAGATCGACCTGTGGACAATGGCTGTGGACAGTCTCGCCCGCTCTATCTGCGACGAGATCAACACACGCGCTATCCCCACACTGCTGCGTCTCAACGGGATGAACCCGGACTTCGCACCGCTGCTGGCGTATGGCGAAGTGGGCAATGTGGACATCGAAGGGTTGTCTACCGCGCTCCAGCGCCTCCTGACCTCCGGTGCTGTCACACCCGACGACGACCTCGAAGATCAGATTCGTACCACGTTTGGACTGCCACCGCGGGATGCAGACGGCCCGACCGATATGCCGGAAGAGCCAGCAGATGAACCTGCCGACGATGAGCAGGAGACCCTCGACGAGCAGCCACCCGTATGACGAGAGAGCGGCGTATCAAGAGCGAGTTCCGCGACGCATGTAAAGGACTCGCAGCCTCGTTCAGCGCATCTGGGATCTCAGCGCTGGACATGAAACATGTCGAGGGCGCGCTCGATGCTTACGACTGGGCAGGGTTTGAGACCCGGCTGACCGCGTTCTTCGAGCAGGAACTCCACAGCCAACTCGTCTCGGAAGCAGTCGCAGAGTCAATCCGACTGCGCAGAATGGGCAAGGCGCTACGCGGAGATCCGAAAGGACGGCTCACGATCAACGGCGCTACCGCATCCTGGCGTCTCGACCGCACAGACCCGCGCATGGTGGAGTGGGCGCAGACACGATCCTCCAAACTGGTGACGCAGATCAGCAAGACGACCCGCGGAGCCATCCGCAAACTCATCGGTGAGGCGTACACAGAAGGACGATCTGTCTACGACACAGCCCGCCTACTCCGCACCATCGTGGGTCCACTGGACTCGCAGGTCGGCAGAATCGCCCGCGCATACGGCGAGACCGTGGATCTCCTGCGAGAGTCAGGACTCACGTTTGCGCAGGCGCAGGAGAAGGCAGCCAAGCAGGCGGAGCGGGTCACTGACCGAGCAGTAGCGTCTCGCGCTGAGACGATCGCCAGGACTGAGATCATCACCGCTGGGAATCAAGGGCGCATCGAAGCGTGGAGCCAAGCCATTGACGCTGGGCTACTTCCCTCCAATGCGCACAAAGAATGGGTGGCGTTTGACCCCTGCCCCGAGTGTGAGGGGCTCGACGGCGAAGTTGTCCCATACGACGAACCGTTCTCATCCGGCGACGACGGCCCAGCCGCTCATCCCAACTGCCGCTGCGCTGTTGTGTATGTGGATGACCCCAATGACTCAACCCTCAACATCCCCGGTATCGACGGAGGCGCATGATGTTCACCGAGTTTGACCTACGGAAGATGAGCGAGTCGGACCTACTCGAACGTCACGACCGCTCACACGAGGCGTCGGCTAACTTCGCCCCCGCCCAGTTGATCCATGCCGTGTACCGCCACGAGATCCACCGCCGCGGACTGGAATGCTCGTGCCCTGAGGTGTATCAAGGCGACACCTTCCTGAAGATGGAGTCCCGCACCGAGTCCCCCGACGACGGGTGGCGCACGATCACTGTGAACGGTGAGGAAGTGAAAGTCGGCCCCGGTGAGACTCTGACCCTTGCAGAGTCAGGTGGGTTGTCGGTGATCCCGAATCCCTCTGAGATCGTGGAGCAGGGCTTCGCGAAAGCGATCGACGAGCAGCGGTACACCCTGTCAGCCTGGTACATCCCAGGTCAGATGGACGCACACGGCGAATGGACCGACCCCGCAGAGTTACAGCAGGCCGCATGGCGCTACGTCAGGCGTGGAGATCGGCAGATCCGGCTGCAACACAACACCGAGATCGTGGCTGGCGAATGGGTCGAGATCCTCTCGTGGCCGTTTGAGGTCGTGGCTCCACGGTGGAACCCGGATACAGGCGAGCAAGAGTCGGTGACCTATCCGGCAGGCACAGTGTTCCTCGGAGTCATCTGGGACGACTGGGCGTGGGCTCTCGTCAAGGAGGGTCAGATCCGCGGTCTGTCGATCGGTGGAACCGCGTGGCGGGTCGAAGTGGATATGCCTGAGACTGGCGCACCAGTCGAAAGTGAATAAGCGTTCTAGTACATTAGGCGCGTGAACGTCAGCAAACATGACTGAGGGCAAGTAGCCTTCGTCGTGAACACAGGAGGTTGCTGGTGGCGAAACTTGTCGCACTCGATGTCGCTGAGACATCAGGCGTGGACTTCCCGGCGCACCTCGACAACGGCTGGATCGTCATGAAAGCCAGCACAAGCGAGACGGAGCAACCCGTGTCAGAGACCCCGGTCGAAGAGCCAACCGAAGTAGAGAAGTCAGACGGCCCGACTCCCGAAGAAGTCATTGCAGAACTCGAAGCCAAGGTCGCGGATCTCCAAGAGAAGTTGGACGCGAAGAACGCGGCGGCTGACTGCGCGGAGCCAGACGACGATGAAGCCAAGGACAACCCGTTCGCAAAGGCGCTGAGTGAGGCTCCCGAACTCGTCGTGAAGGCGTTCGCTGAGATGGAAAAGCGCGCAGCCTCCGCCGAATCGGAACTGGCAAAGGCCGCAGACGAGAAGGACTCGGCAGACGCAGAAGCGTTCGTCAAGACCCTCGATCGTCTCGCACTGACTGACGACATTGCCGACATCGTGAAGGCGGCACGTCGCCAGATGCCGGATCTCGCCAAGCAGGTCGAAGAAGTTTTGACCACCGTTAATGGTCAGGTCGAATCAGCCGGACTGTTCGCAGAACTCGGCAAGGCATCAGCACCCTCCAATGAGGGAAGCGCTGAAGCGCAACTCAACTCACTTGCCAAGGCTAAGGCCGACTCAGATAGCGTCCCGTTCTCGAAGGCGTACTCGGAGATCCTGAAAACCAGCAAGGGCAAGGAACTGTACTCACAGCATCTCAACGAGGTAAGGGGCTAGGTCATGGCTTACGAAGGTCAGCAGACAAAGATCACGTTTAAGGCCGGAGCCGACCTTTCGGCCAAGCAGTTCTACGCGGTGAAACTGGACTCCACTGAGGGTCAGGTCATCGTGTGCTCCGGAACCACGGACAAGCCCATCGGGATCTTGCAGAACGCGCCGGTCTCCGGTGGAGAAGCCATCGTCGCGGTACAGGGTGTCACCAAGGTGAACTCGGATGCTGCTCTCGCAGTCGGTGACACGATCGGAACCGCCGCGGATGGGCAACTCGCCACTTACGCCAATGGCACTGACACCACCAAGTACATCATCGGAATCGTGGTGGCCGCTTCCTCCAACGCTGGCGAATATGCCACCGCCATCATCAACGCACCCGGCCATCGCGGCGCATAGGTAACAGGACAAGGGAGACACGACAATGCCTCAGCCAACATCAACCGCTGCCCATATTGACGGGCCGTTGTCCAACCTGTCCGTTGCGACCTTGCAGGACACTAACGGCTTCATCGCCTCCAAGGTGTTCCCGATCGTGCCGGTGGACAAGCAGAGCAACAAGTACTTTGTCTACCCGAAGAACGATTGGCAGCGCATCGAGATGCAGCGCCGCGCATCGGGAACCGAGTCGGCAGGTAGCGGTTACACGCTGTCCACGGACTCGTACCTGTGCGAGAAGTACGCACTGCACAAGGACATCGACGATGACCTGCGCGCCAACGCCGACGATCCGCTGGACGTGGACCGCGAAGCGACTGACTGGCTGACGCAGCAGAGCCTCCTGAAGTTGGAGCGCCAGTTCGCCTCTGACTTCTTCACCACGGGCGTCTGGACGACCGACAAGACTGGTGGCACTGACTTCACCAAGTGGAGCGACTACTCAGCCAGCAACCCGGTCAAGGACGTTCGCGCGGGCAAGCGTGCGATCACCCTGGCAACGGGCCTGAAGCCGAACACTCTCGTCATCAACTACGACGTGCGTGACGCGCTGATCGACCACCCGGACATCCTGAGCCGCAAGACCCCGACATCATCCGATGTTCCTGACGAGGCGTTCCTTGCCAGCGTTCTCGGTGTTGATCGCGTCCTCGTGGGCGAAACGATCTACGCCACGAACAAGGAGAACGGAACAGCCGCTACCTCGTTCCAGTTCGGCAAGCACGCGCTCCTGACCTACACGGCCCCAAGCCCCGGACTCCGGGTTCAGAGCGCCGCGTACACGTTCGCGTGGAAGGGTGTCTCGGGTGGTCTCGGCCTCACCGCAGGCGTCAAGCGCTTCCGCATGGAGCAGATCGAGTCGGATCGCGTCGAGATCAACATGGCGTGGGACAACAAGGTCATCGACGCTGGACTCGGATACTTCTTCTCAGGTGCAGTTGCCTAATGACTGCCACCATCGAATCGCGGCCCCTCGTCGGCGCACTCAACCTGTATCTCATCAGGCGCGAGTTCGACGGCGCGGGTGTCGTGCGGCATCCCGGCGAGATCGTGGATGCCTCTGAATGGCCGAACGCTGAACGCCTCGTAGCCACTGGTTACTTGATCGCGTTTAACGGCTCGGTTGTTGAGAAGGGCGGTCGCATGTGGAGAAACACTGACATCGCTAACAAGTTCCTCCCGCAGTCACGCCGCAAGACCTCCCCGAAGGAGTAACCCATGCCAAGCCCAGTTCCTACCTCTCGACTGACACGCGCCAACGTGCTCGTTGGCGGAGTCACGATCGACGGACCATCTGGCTCCCCAGCAGGCGTCCTTCAGTTCGTACCCAAGGTCATCAAGGTTCCGGTTACCGCCAAGTCCACTGGCGAGAAGGACACCACGATCGACCTGCCGACCAAGGGCATTGTGCTCGATGTCTGGGTAGACGTGACGACCCTCGAAGCAACGTCTGGCACAAAGACGATCGACGTGGGCCTCCTGTCCTCCGAGTCTGGTGGCGACACTGACGGTTTCCTCGTGGGAGTCTCGACCGCGGCTGCTGCCACAAAGGCTCGCGCTCTTGTATCAGGTGGCGTGACTGCCGGTGCTCTGTTTAAGGAGACGATCACCGACTCAGGCTCCGCAACGGCATCCGTGTTTAAGCCACACGTCCTCAACGGAACTGCCAAGTCGCTCGTCTACCAGTTGGGCGCAGCACACACCGAACTCGTTGCCGACATCTACGTTCTTTACATCGACCTGACATAGAGGGGCGGACACAATGGCTGACCGTCCATCTGGGAACGGCTACACCGTTCTGGCTTCAGCGGCTCGGACTGCCACGATCTCATCGTCTGCTGTTGTGGGCGAGGAACATCGAGGCGCGCACATCATTGTGCGGGCGACTGCATCAGCGGCAACGCCATCAGTCGTCCCGACCGTCGAGGGCTACGACTCAGTGGCCGACGCCTGGTACACGATCCTCACAGGTGCAGCGGTGACTGGCGTCTCCGTAGTTGTGCTGAAGGTCTACCCAGGGATCACAGCGGTGGCGAACGTGGCTGTCTCTGATTGCCTCCCCGCACGCTGGCGCGTCACAATGACTGCTGGTGATGCTGACTCGCTGACCTACTCTGTTGTTGCCAATCTGCTGAAGTAAGGAGTCCGCCGTGGCTGAATCTGTGGACTTTACGGTTCGGCAGGGCGACACGTTCGATCACACAGTGACGTGGGAGATCGGGCCGGACGTAGACAACCTGACCCTCGTTAATCTCACCGGCTACACGGCGGCAATGCAGATCCGCGCGACGTATGCCTCGACGACGACAGTCGCGGCTCTTACTCATTCTTCTGGACTCACGCTCGGTGGCGCTGCTGGGACTATCCAGATCCAGTTATCAGCGGCGGCGACGGCGGCTCTGGCAGCGCGCACTTATGTCTATGACTTGGAAGTCACATCCGCTAGCGGAACCGTCACGGGCATCATCGCTGGAACCTTCACCGTGACTCCCGAGGTCACGCGATGACTGTCTCGTCGGTGGAGCGGATCACCGTTACGGACTCGGAACTGCGGGTCATCTCCGTCTCAGGCGAGCGCGGACCGCAAGGCGCCACCGGCGCAGCGGGAGCAGCGGGTGCCGCCGCCGACGTCTCCGCGCTCCTGGTCAAGGCCAACAACTTAAGCGACCTTGCCAGCGCATCAACGGCGCGGACGAACCTTGGCCTCGGCACGATGGCGACCGCTACCGCTACCGACTACCTCACCAA